CCATTACGGATGCCATGTATCAGAAGCTGCTCAAATCAATTACCGACTTCCCGCAGATGCTGAAGATACGCCCGCTCGTCATTGACGAGAAGAATATGGTGCTGGGTGGCAATATGCGGCTGAAGGCGCTGGTTGAACTTGGATGGAAGAAGGTTCCGGTGATCAGGGCAAAGAATCTGACAGCGGATCAGAAGCGCGAATTCATCGCCAAAGATAATATTGGATATGGAGAATTTGAATGGGAGGCTCTCGTGAAGGATTGGGATGTGGAGAAGCTCAGTGAGTGGGGGCTGGATGTGCCGGTATTAAAAGAAATAAAAGATTTATCTGAAAAATTAGAATCACAGTACAAGATTGAAATAGAATGTTCAAGTGAAGATGAGCAAGAAAAACTTTATAATGAATTTCAAAAAAGAAACCTATCATGCCGAATTTTGACATTCTAAGAGAAGTTTGTCCGAAGAAAAGTTTCCGTGTATCCTCAGTCATGGGAAAATTTGACTTGCAAAGTGAAAATATAAAAGAACATTTTGAGGGCAATATTGATCTACCAGAACAATGGCAAATAGGTTTAATTATCGGTAAGTCAGGAACAGGAAAAACAACGATAGCAAAAGAACTTTTTCCCAAAAGTTACATTACGAATTTCAAGTACAATGCCGAAACTATTTTGGATGACATGCCGGAGAATAAATCAATAGAAGAAATATCTAAAACATTTAATTCAGTTGGGTTCAGTTCTCCACCTTCATGGTTAAAACCATATTCTGTTTTAAGTAACGGAGAAAAAATGCGATGTGATTTAGCTACTGCAATTCTTTCTGATAAACAATTATTTGTTTTTGATGAGTTCACTTCGGTAGTGGATAGACAAGTGGCTAAGATTGGCAGTTTTGCAATGCAGAAAGCGATTCGCAGAACGAAAAAACAATTTATTGCCGTTACTTGTCATAATGATGTGGAAGATTGGCTATTACCTGATTGGATATTCGATACCGATACCATGACATTCAGGATCGGGCAAAAAAAAAATAAGCCCGCCCTTAAATTTGAAATCTACGAAACAGGAACAACAGAAGAAAAAAAACATTACTGGAAGATGTTTGGCAAGTATCACTATTTAAATCATTCCCTAAATGAGAAAGGAAAATGTTATATTGGATGCGTCAATAATAATCCTGCAACTTTTATTTCCATAATAAATTTTCCTCATCCCATAGTCAAGCGGATGAAAAAAGTACACAGACTTGTAACATTGCCAGAATATCAAGGGATAGGACTTGGAATAAAAACACTTAATCTCGTTGGAAATTCGTATCTTTCGGATAAATGGAGATTTGGAATAACAACGAGTAGCCCGTCTTTAGTTTTCGGATTAAAGAACAACAATGATTGGCGGTGTGTTTTTAAGGGCAGAATGAAATCACAATCAAAAAGCACCACGATAGGAAACCAGAACACTTCACAAAACAGAATCACAACATCTTGGGAATATGTCAGAAAAAATATTACATCTAACGCTTAAAAAGAAATGGTTTGACTTAATCAAATCAGGCGAGAAGAAAGAGGAATATCGGGAGATAAAACAATACTTTATAACACGTCTACAAGGGCGAACGTATGATTTTATTATTTTCAGAAACGGATATTCTAAGACCTCACCGAAAATAAAAGTTAAGTATCTTGGCGTTCAAATTAAAATGATAATTAATCCCATGACAGAAGTGTATCAATCCGTCTTTGCTATTCAATTAGGAAAAATATTACCTTTGTAATATGCCAAAGCCAGAGAATTTAATAGGTCAGGGATTCGACAAGCATCCCGAACGGATCAATAAGAAGGGGAGACCTCCGGTGCAATCGCTGAAAGCTATTCTGAAAAAACTAATCGACAGCCAAGCACCGAAAGCAATCATTGACCTTGCCTACGTTCAGAAGCTCACCACCAAGAAGAAATTATCGTACAATGAAGTCCTCGCTCTTCGCCTGGCAACCGCTGCCCTGGTAGAAGGCGACATCTCCGCAATCAAAGAAATATTCGACAGGTTAGAGGGGAAGGCGGAGCAGGCGATAAAACATTCAGGAGAAATGGAGATTCGTAATTGGCAGATAATACCAAAATCAAAAGATGCAGGAAAAGCAGGAGATGGAAGTAAATGAAGTATTTATTTCATTTCTTGAATCGAAGCATCGTTACGCTGTTCTATTGGGCGGAGCCGGTTCGGGCAAGTCAATCGCCACTATTCAGAAGTTAATTTTACGGATCACAACCGAAAAGAACCATCGCATTCTTTGTGTTCGCAAGGTGGCAAGGACATTGCGACAATCCATCTATCAGGGAATAATTGATTTAATAACAGCTTATGGTATTAGCCATGAGTTTGAAATAAATATTTCTGAAATGCGATTCACTCATAAGTTAACAGGTAATGAAATTATTCTTGCCGGGCTGGATGACAGCGAAAAGATAAAATCTATTGCAGGGATTACAAGCGTATGGTGTGAAGAAGCAACTGAGCTAACTGAAATGGATTTTAACCAATTGGAATTACGTGTTCGCGGTGAAACAATAAACTACAAACAATTTATTCTTACATTCAATCCAATAGATGAAGATCACTGGTTAAAAAAAAGATTTTTTGATATTCAGGATGAGCAGGTATTTACTTTGAAAACAACTTTTTTGCAAAATGCTTTTTTAGATAAAGATTACAAAAAACATTTACTTGAACGGGTAAAAATAAATGAAAACCTTTATAAGATTTATGTTCTCGGTGAATGGGGACGGGTAACGTATGGAGGGGAGTTTTATAAATGCTTTCTCATGTCTAAGCACGTAGGTAAAACTGAATACAATCCCGACTTACCGATTCATTTAACTTTTGACTTTAACGTCAATCCGTATATGTCGGCTTCTGTTTGGCAGATTAAAGAAAAAAAATCTATGAAGATTGATGAGATATGTTTGTCTCATCCGCGCAACACTTCAATGGCGGTGTGTGCGGAGTTTGAACGAATGTATATGGCGCACAAAGCCGGACTATTTATCTACGGTGATCCTGGAGGGCTGAAACAATCAACAGCGGATGAAACATTTGTCCGTGTTCATGAAAAAGATTATTCTGATTTCGGTAAAATATTTATTCAACTTTCAAAATACAATCCGGTAAACAGAGTTACACGCGCTTATCCTCCTGTTAAATTAAGAGGGGATTTTATCAATACAATATTTCAATCCGAATTTGAAGGGATAAAAATAATTTTCGGAGAGAACTGTAAAAAAACTCATGCGGAATATTCAAACCTCAAAGAAGCATCGGACGGTACAAAGCATAAAGAAAAATACAAGGATGAAATTACAGGTGTGCAATGCGAAAAGTACGGACACATTTCCGATCATGATGAATATTTTCTAACAATGGCTTTTGCCAACGAATTTGCTAAATACCAGAATGGTGGTAAGTCAATCGCTGAATCATTCTCTCACGGCAAAATAGTTCACGGAACAAGAAACCGTTATTGAATTAAAATATTAATTACATTTGCAAATGGGATATTTAATTCTTACCGATTATCTCGCTGGTAAAATTCAGCAAACAGAACTCAATGCCATTACGCAGAATGTTATTCAGAACCGTTTAACCTGCGAACTTCGCGCCCAGGCGCAGATACTTTCAAAGCTGGTGCAGCGTTATGATTTTTCAAAAGAATTTACAAGCACAGATCCTTGGAGTCCTACCATCGCATACAAAGCCGGACAAAGATTTTATTTGACGGCGGCGGCTTATACTAACCCCGGCGTTTACTTGGTGAATGATTTGACACTGTACACAGATGGCAATGTGTATATAAACACTACGCCTATTCCAGTCGGAGAGGCATTTAATTCCGCGCATTGGACAAAGTTAGGCGCTCTCAATGCAATCTACTCCGTAAACTATCCAAACGCAATATTCGATACCCGGACTTATTACAACATCGGTGTAAATGTTTGGTGGAGGGACAAAAATTATACTTCGCTGATAAGATCATTCACCGAAGATCAGGAGGGGGCATTGCAAGCGGGGCAATATAAAAATCTATTCCTCGGAACAGTTTTGCCGGATGATGTCGTTAATGGCGCGAAGATGTGAGGAGCCGGAACAGCATTCTCGGTTGCTGCCGGAACATTACCGAGCAATGCAGCGTTTACTCTTGGAGATAACCGAGATCAAAACATCGTAAAGCATTATCTCGACATGGCTATTTACGAAATGTGCGGTGGCGTGGCTCCGCAGAATATACCGGAACTAAGAAAAAATAATTGGCTATATTCTATAAAGTGTTTGGATGCTTATGCTGAAGGGAAAGCCAATTTAACATTGCCGTTAATTCAACCATTGCAGGGAGCAGCAACGAGATACGGAGGTAAAATAGCAAGGCAAAATTATTAT